GAAAAACCTGGGTCATCATTTACAATATCAGGTTCAACTTTAACTTTTGCTAGTAACTTAGCAACAGGTGACGTTATTGATTTTGTAATTTTATTAGGAGATGTTTTAAATATTGGAGCACCTTCAGATGATACTGTGGCAACTGCTAGCATACAAGATAATGCTGTTACTGCTGCTAAATTAGCATCTGGTGTTGGTAGTTTTACTTTAGGTACTCCAGTTACTGCAAGTGGATCAAATGTAACTTTTTCAAGCATACCTTCAACAGCAAGATTAATTATGATAAGTTTTTCAGGACTATCTCATAATCATAGTGGTAATGCTGATTTAAAAGTAATTCTTGGAGATAGTGGTGGACTAGAAACTTCAGGATACACAAGTAACGTAGTTTATACTGGATCAGGTGGTGGTATAGGAGGAGCAAATTATACGAACGGACATACTTTTTATTATTCTGCACCTAACTCAACTACTGTATATGGAATAGTTTTTATTACAGCTATAGATACAACTAATCATATTTATGCTATTTCATCACAAGCTGGAGCAAGTAGTTACATAGGTCATGCTGCTGGTTCAAAAAGTTTATCTTCAGTTTTAACACAAATACAAGTACAATCATCTTCAGGTGCTTTAGATGCAGGTACTTTAAACATAATGTATTTATAGGATTAAATATGGTAAAAGAATTAAGAGTAAACGTACAAACAGGTGAACAAGAAACAGTAGAATTAACTACTACAGAAGAAGCTAAATTTAATGATTTAAAAGCAGAAGTACAATCTAAGTATAATGATGATACTGCTAAAAATTCACTTAAAGCATCAGGAAAACAAAAACTAATAGACTTAGGTTTAACCGAAGAAGAAATTAAAGCACTGATAGGAGTATAACTTTATGTCGATCAATGTATGTAATAACAGATCGATGGCTTCAATCACAGCTTTACCTTCAGGGGTGAGTGCAGGCACGTTAGTTTTATTATCAACTCAAACAGCATCAAGTAGTGCTAGCATAGAGTTTACTTCTGGACTTGATAGCACCTATAAGTGTTATGTATTTAAATATATTAATATTCATCCACAAACAGACAATGTTAATTTTGAAGTTAACTTTAGTATAGATGGTGGATCAAACTATAATGTAACAAAAACTACTACTTTTTTTAGAGCAAATCATTATGAAAATGGTAGTTCAGCAAGTGTGTCTTATGAAACTGCTCAAGATTTAGCACAAAGCACAAGTAATCAAAAATTAATGAACGCTTTTGGTGCAGACGCAGATCAAAATGCTAGTGGAACTTTACATTTATTTAACCCTGCCAGTACCTCATTTGTTAAACATTTTATGGCTATTACAAGTGGTAATCAAGATGATGATAGTGTGAGAGTTCCATACGTGGCTGGATATTGTAATACCACTTCTGCTATTGATGCAGTTAAATTTGTTATGTCGTCAGGCAATATCGACTCTGGCACAATTAAACTTTATGGAGTAGCTTAATGTCAATTGTAACTTATAACAATAGAAGTCTTCAAAATGTAACAGATTTAGCAAGTGTCACTAAAACTATGGTTTTGTTATCTACACAAACTGCATCAAGTTCAGCGACAATATCTTTTACATCAGACATTGATGCTACATATCCTGCTTACATGTTTAAATTTATTGATATTCATCCTGCAACTGATCAAACATTTTTAACATTTCAAGCTGATACTGGAACTAATACTAATTATAATCAAACTGCAACCACAACATATTTTACCGCTTATCATGGAGAAGATGGATCAAATGGAACATTAACATATAATACAAGCTATGATGAAGCACAAAGCACAGACTTTATCTATATTGCAGATAGAACAGGAACTGATAATGATCAATGTATTGCAGGAACGATGCATGTATTTTCTCCTGCATCTACAACGTTTGTTAAACATTTTATGTCTAATACAAATTGTTATGAACAAAGTAATTATACATCAGAAGTATTTGTGGGTGGATACTTTAATACCACAACAGCTATAACTAGATTTCAATTTAAAATGTCCAGTGGCAATATTGATTCTGGCACGATTAAACTTTATGGAATAAAGGATTCATAATGAGTTTAGTTACTTTAAATGATAGAGCAGTTAGATCGGTTACCACTTTTGGATCTGTAGCAGGTGACTCTATGGTCTTTATTAAAAAACTAACAGCAAGTTCTAGTGGTACTTTAAGTTTTGTAAACGGAAGTTCAGATGTTGTTTTTGATGGAACATATAAAGAATATGTTTTTATATTTAATAATATTCATCCTGCAACCGATAACGCTAATTTTAGTTTTCAAGCAGATACAGCAAGTAACACGAATTATAATCAAACCATTACATCTACTTACTTTGCTTCCTATCAAACTGAAGATGGATCTACTACAGCAGTACAATATGTAACTGGACAAGATCAAGCACAAGGTACAGCATTTCAAACTTTAGTAGATTCAGTGGGTAATGGTAATGATGAAAGTTGTTCTGGTATTCTTCATATTTTTGAGCCCTCTAGCACAACTCACATTAAGCATTTTATAGCAAGATCACATGGTTATAATGGTAGTGATTATTCAACAGATTTATTTTGTGCTGGCTATATTAATACAACAACAGCTTTAACAACAGTGCAATTTAAATTTAGTAGTGGTAATATCGATAGCGGAACAATATCCCTTTACGGGATATCTTAAAAATGATACACAAAAACAAAGGAGCAAGGAATGCCAAGATATCATAATATAAACGGTCAACAAGTTCAATTTACAGCAGAGGAAGAAGCTGCAAGAGATGCTGAAGAACAAGCGTGGGCAGATGCTGCTCCTGCTAGAGCTTTAGCTGATCTTAGAGCTAAAAGAAATAGACTCTTAGCTGAAACAGATTATTTAGCATTATCTGATAATACACTTTCAGATGACATGAGAACTTATAGACAGTCACTTAGAGATTTACCTGATGGTAAAGACACTGTTGAAAAATGTGAAAATGCTACATGGCCAACTAAACCATAATGGCTAAGAAAAAGTCTATATTTGGTGTAAATAATTTTGTAAAAAAAACAAGAAGAAAAAGACCAGGTAGACACGCAAAGTCACCTAACAAATCAAAACGAAGAATGCATAAAGCAAAATATAAAGGACAAGGAAAAGTATAATGGCAACAACACCACAAACAACACTACTTGAAAAAGGTGCAATCACACCTTCTCAAACAGAACAAACAGGTAGTAATTCTGCAGTTTCTTTAATTCAGTCGTTATTAAATACACCTACTCTTCCTCAAGGTGCAGCAATTACACCTACAGGACAAAGTGTACAACAAAATGAATTAATGTCAACTCCAGGTGTTACTGGAACTATTGCTGCGTTAGCACCTGCTGCAACTGCACCTGCAGCTGCCGCAAGTTCTACAGGAACTTCACAACAGGTATCTACGGTAACTCCAGCAAGTGCAGCACAATTTAGTGCAGCAACAATTGGCACAGCACCTACTATGACAGCTGCTCAAGGAACAGTTACAAATCCTATGACTGCAGCCACTCAATCACTGGCTAGTATAGACCCTAGAGCAACAGTTCAAGGTCAATTAGAAAACATATCAACAGATATTCAACAATCATTATCTACAGGTTCACCATTACCTGCATTTGCTAGAGGAGCTGCTGAAGCTGCAAAAGCAACTATGCAAGCTAGGGGTTTAGGTGCGTCTACAATGTTAGCAGAAGCATTAGCAGAAGGTATACTAAAATCTTCTGTACCTATTGCTGCTCAAGATGCACAAGTATACAGAGATACTATTTTTCAAAACTTAGCTAATAACCAGCAAGCTGCTGTAATAAATGCACAAGCATATTTACAAATGGATATGGCAAACTTGTCTAATGAACAACAAGCTAACTTACAAAATTTACAGGCACAACAACAGCAACTTTTAACTGATAACGCTGCAAGAAATGCTGCATTACAGTTTAATGCTTCAAGTCAAAATCAAGTAAATCAATTTTACAATTCATTAAATTCAAACATACAACAGCAAAACGCACAAAGATCTGATGCATTAACTCAGTTTAATATTGCAGAACAAAATAAAGTTGAAGCCTTAAATGCTAAAAATGCTACAGCGATTGCTGATGCAAATTCACAAAGACAAGCTGCAATTAATCAATTTAATTCAACACTTGAAGATCAAAGACAAAGATTTAATATTGAGAATCAAAGAGTTATAGATCAATCAAATGTGACTTGGAGAAGACAAATTAATACTGCTAACACAGCTTCTGTTAATGCTGCTAATGAAACAAATGCAATAAACTTATTAAATTTAAGTAACTTTGCATTATCATCTTTATGGCAACAATGGAGAGACGAAGCATCATGGGTTAATTCATCATCAGAGAATGAATACAACAGAAATCATAACTTAGCAGTAGCTGCACTAGAAAGAACAACAGCTTTTGATTTACAAAATGAAGCACAAAAAGCTGCACTCTATGCTATGCTTGGTCAGTTTGGTATGAGAATATTTGGTGAAATTTTAGATGAATCTTAATTTAGGAGATAATAAATGGCAAGAAATGTAAAAAATATATTTGATAACGCCTCTAGAAATATTGTTAGAAATTTTAGTAATACGTATAGAACTTACAGTGTAACTGGTGGAGGCGATGACGATCGTTCTGGTGGTAGATATCCAAGAGAAGTAGAAAAAAAATATGAACCACAGAAAAAAAGATCAACACGACAAAAAATAGCTGATGTTTTAAAAGGAAGAGACAAAGATGAAGGTAGTATTTTACAAGCATATAAAGAAATGAAAGAATTATCTGAAGTTAGAAAACCATTTTTTGGAAATAAATTAGTAGGACTAAGAACTTATAGACCAGGAATGGCTAGAGGTCCAGATAAAATAGAAGTACAAGATCCAAAAACTATTAGAAAAAGACATAATGATAGAGTTAAACAATTTCTGTATGACAGAGCAATGATAGGTAAAGCATAATGAGACTTACATCAGACACAACAGGACTAGCAGATATAGATCCATTTAATGCACCAGTTCCTGGTCAATCTTTAACAGATACACCAGGAAATTATCCTTGGGAACATCCACCAAAAAATACAGATGTTGAAATGTTATTAGAAAATTTATTTACAAGACTAACTCAACCTCAGTCTGTAGAAGAAATTGTTATTATGCTAGATGCAGGAGTCCCTGTTGAAGCAATTGCAAGAGTAATTACGTTTACAGGTTTTGCTGAAGGTGAATTTAATCCTGATGTTGGATTTACTATTGTTGAACCACTAATGGAAATTATAACTGCAATTGGTATTAAAGCAGGTATTCAAGATTTAAAAATATCTTTATCAGATATTTCTAATAATGAATTTAAAGATAACATGGCACAATTAAAATATGCTAACAGACAATTAGAAAAGAATGGCATGGAAGAACAGCCAATGCAAATTGAAAATAATCAAGGTCTATTAGCAAAACCAGGAGAAGAATAATATGGCATTATCAGGTATATTAGGTCCAGTTGCATTTGGAGCACTTACAGAATTAGATCAACAACAACAAACAAGTGCTAGATTAACTGGTGATATTACAAGAGCTGTTACAGCACAAGCAATGGAAGATATTAATTTAAGAGAAAAGGCTTTGATTGCTAAAGAAGAACAAAAAAGTATGTTTGCAAAAATATATGGTACTGATGTTGCAAATGCTTTAGATGCTGCAAATCTTTTTTCAAAAAATAAACAAGATACTGAAAATAATATCAGACAGTTTTTAAGATTAAATCCAGGTTCTAATATTGGTCCTGGAGTCTCTGCCTTTAAAAAAAAAGTAGAGCAGGCAAAAAAAGTAAATAAAGAAGGTTTTGATAAATATTTAACACAATCAGGAATACTATTAGAAAGAAAATCACTTAGAGAAAGAAGTGATTTTATCGGTGATACTTTAGCTGATAGAAGAAATATTACAGATATTTTACTTGGCACTAGAAAAAAAGGTGGTGTACTTGGTTCATTAGTTACAGATAGAATAAGAGAAAGAGATGTACCTGCTGCAACAGCAAGACTTACTGATGCATTTGCAGAAAAACCTAGAGAAGAAACTACAGACACAGTAGTTGGAACTTCTTTATTTGGTATATCTGGAGCACCTGCTGGAGTAGATCCTAGTTTATATTTACAATACAAAAAAGCTGCAGAAGCAAAATTTGATAAAAGATATACAAATCCAGTAACAAAACGTGTAATAAAAACTAAGTATACACCTAAAGAACCAAAAAAAGGTGAAGAAAATTTTAAGAATAAATTAAAATTTTTTCAAGCATTTCAAGACTTACCTGCTAGCGATAAAGAAATATATTATTTAAATGAATTTGTTAAAGATGAATTAAAAAGAGATGAACAAGCAACGGGAATACGTCTTACACAACCACAACAACCTGTAACACCACAAAGTACAGTTCCTAGTGCAGATATACTTAGAAAACAAGCTAATGATCAAATATTAAAATTTCAACGAATAGAACAAGAAGATAAAACTTATGATGCTACAGCAGACATTGAGGAAGTTAAAAGAATACTAGAAAGAAAATTACAAGAAATTGGTGCTAGATAATAACAATGGAAAATCCATTTTTAAACATTGGACCTCAAAAAGATCCACAACCATTTCAAGATAATCCATTTATTAATGTAGGACCTGTAAATGATTTATCATTTCCTACAACAAAAGATGGTCCAGCAAATAGATTAAAAAAAACTGATCAAGCAGATTCTTTTTCAACAGTAGGTCAACAGGATATTGATGATAATGCTTCTTGGTGGGATAATTTATCTTATGGATTTAAATTAGGTATTTTAGATAGTATAAGAGGTGGTACTCAAATAGTTGGTGGTAAACAAGTTTTATTTTCAGATCAAACTTTAGAGGAACAGCAACAAGAATTATATGCTAGAATGCGAACTGAAAATGGCGTATGGACTTACATTGGATATTTTGGTGGTGCAATTTTAGATCCTATAACTTGGTTGTTACCTTTTGCAAAAGCTAAAAATGTTCTTTCAATGGCAAAGTTAGGTGCTGTAAGTGGTGGTGTATTTGGTGCTGTAGGATATGTTGATAAAGATGCTGACTTTGAATTACTAAGAACTAGATCTGGACAAGCATTAGTAGGTGCTGCTGGAGGAACAATTGTTGCTCCTGCACTTTATGGTATTACAAAAGCTGTTGGAGCAGCTGGAAGAAAATTACCACTTGGTGTTTTAAATGAAGGTGATGCATCAGTTAAAACTATGAATGACTCAGCTCTTAAAAGAGCTTTTGTTACAAATAGAATGGGTGAAGAATTATCGACACTTAAAATACGAAGTGATAAAGATATTACATTAAGTAATCCTAAAGTATTAGCTGATGCTGCAATTGAAGAAGTTCAAAGAAAACAAGGAGCTAGAGTATTAAGAAACGTAAGAAATTTTGCAAATAATTATTTGGTAAGACCCTATGAAACATTATCTGATAATACTCTAGGTAAACTTAAAACAAGCTATACAAAAAATATTGGAGAGCCTGGAATGAAATTTTTCACAGGCGAAATTGGATCTACTACACTTGGTGGAAAACTTCGTGCACCAGTTGGCGGACCAGAAACTGGAACAGGACTTGCTGGTGGTGCTATAGGATATGGAAGTGTTGAAGATGATGCACCAATATCAGAAAAATTTAGTAGAGCTTTTATAGGTTTTGCAGCAGGTAGCCTTGGACTTGGAGTTATAAAACAATTTCCAGCAACAAGAACACCATTTAAAAAAATACCAGGTTTAGAAGAAAAACCAGTTAATATTTCAATGGGTGAATTGTTAGCTAGAGGTATATTAGACGACTATGGTTTACCAGCTGATATTAAAAAATGGAGATTAGCTTCAAGAGGACAGGCTAATTCACTAGCTGATCAGTTTGTGCAAGCTACAAGATTAATTGAACCATTATCAACTGATGAACAAAAATTAGTTCTTAATTTACTTGTCT